AGTTGCGCACTGGCATTAATAGTTTTTCTACCAACATGTCCTCTAGTGCCAATTACTTTCATCCATAGTTTACGATGATCTTCGATAATTTGCAAGGCTTTTCCTTTGTCGCTTTCTTCGAAAACTCTCATAACTACATCAGCTACTTCAACTTTGTCCAAGCTAGTATCTACCATCATACTAGGATACTGACCTTGGTCAAATGCACGATTTGCTTCTTGTACACTTTTAATGTGTGTCCAAACATTATGATTCATCATAAGTGCATATGCAAAACTATCCCAACTTGTAGCTGTTTCGGTACCCATTCTATTTTTATCACCTGGAGCATAATAACAAATGTCGTTTAACATAAGTCCTTTGCTCATTGGACTACTTTGAAATTCTGGATACATTTGTGTACACATGTCATCAAATGTCATTGTACTGTTTTTATATGCTTTGTCATCTGGAGCGTCTTGCATCATGTAACTCCATTTGCTGTCTTGATCCAAACGCCAGTTTGTGTAAAATTGTCCGTTTGCTGTACACAAGAAAGGACTTGCACAATCAAATGTTACAGTAAATTTAGGATTGTGATACTTGCGAACACCACGCTGTATTGCTGTAAGTACCAATGCCCACTCTAGTTTACTTGTACCCAAGAAGTGCATAACATCATGTAGTCCTTCTTCAAGCAATCCATCATGCCTTAGTTCAACTAATCGCTTGAGTGCTAGTTCAATGTCACACATGTTTTGCCCACCCATAGCCCATCCATTAAAGTGTGCATCTGGATACTGCTTGGGATCGCAAAAGTGTTTCATTTGATTGTACCAGTCATCAGCTTGTGCAAAGTTTTCACCTTGCAGTACATTCAAAAATTTACAATTACCATTACGATGCTTGATAAAATATTCGTTGTTTTCTTGTGTGCCTTCTACTGCTTCTTGATAACTGCTGATTTTACTTGCAGCCGCACCTTCTGGACTACGTGCAACCCAGGCTGGAATATCCAAGATCATACCATAGTCCATAAAGGCATCCATCCATCTTAGAACACCATCACGTTTCTTTTGTGCTTGAGGACAGCCGCTACCTTTGCGCCAGTCACCTTCCCACTTGCCTTTACCAATTTGGAAGCCTCCACTGTCGCCTAGTAGCCAACTGTATTCTCTGTCACGCTCTCTGTACTGACTTTCTCTGTACATGTCTTTTTGTAAATCAAGACTTGCGTGTCCTGCACTGTGCAAACTCCACTTGTATCTAAACAAGCCTTCCTTTGCAAGCCAGTTGATACTTTCTACGCCATGGGTGAGGTGCGAGGGGATTCGCTCGAGTGGGATATATGGTTCCCCACTACCTTTCTTGTTTTCATCTAATGGTTCTAAGCCTCGCCGCTGTCGCCCTACAAATAGAGCGTAGAAAGTACTCAGTGCTGGCAAGAATACAGCAAAGTCGTCCTGTGTACTTGTTAAGTCTGTGTGTTCATTATGGATCATTACTTACTCTGTGCTGGCAGGATATAGTCATAAGTTGCCATACCACTGTCTACTGTAATCATTGCTGCACCTGCATCACTAAACTTCATAGTGATATCACCAGGCAAGTTGAGAATGCTCAATACTTGTGCTACGGGCCAACTCCAACCGGTGTTCAACTGACCTTCAACGCCTGCCGCAAACACAAAGTTACCTGCGTGTGTACTGCTATCACCAAAGAAAAACTTTAGATCATTGCCTTCAGTTTTTGCAACAAAAACAGTTTCTTCACTGTTGGCTTGTGCTTGCATTTTAAAACGTGCAATGCTTGCGCTGTTGGGTGCCATAGTAATATCCCAATTCACGCCTTTGAACTTAACGCTTTTTAGTTTTTCTTCAACAACTTCTTTGCTCATAAAGCGATAGTCATTTTTAAAGTCGCCGTTTGCATTTTCAAAATGCAATCCAAATGGAACAGTTTCACCATTGCGATCTTGTGTATTCACAGTGATGTTTGCATTTTCTTTGTATTCTTCAATGTTTAGAAGAACGTTTAGTTTGCTGAGATTGGGCAAACCAAATGTGCCATCTAAGCCTGGTACTTGCTCTTTGAACTTTGCTTGCACAATCACAGTGCGATCATCGTCCATAGCTTCTAAGTTAGTTGTACCATCTTCGTTAACAACTTTTGCTTGGTCAATGAATCCAAGTCCATGTGTGTGTTGCACAATATCTTTAAGATAATCTCGCATTATTTTTTCCTTTTCCTTAGGTTTACTGTATAGCTACCTTGTGTACGAGTGTTAAACCTGTATTCTCGTACAAAAGTATTTAGGTGGAGCCAAGTTTCCATTTCGTTACGTATCATACCTTGCCCACAAATAATTTCACAGCGTTTAATATTTTTATAATAACAGTCGCTGAGGAATCTGTCAACCAGTTTCCATGCCTCGTGTACATGTTTTCCGTGTAAGTCTAACTTAGTCATTGCTACAAAACTTTGGAAAAAGCCAGTGCGGTTCGCAGCTAACTATTGTATCCCAGGTAAATGTTTGTACACCCATTAGTAGTCCAACTGTAAACCAACCAAGACACAATATATTAACTAAGGTCCTATGCATGGTTATATCTCTTTGTTCTTCTTTGTCTCCTAATAAAAGGTAAACAAATACTGTTGAAAATACCATTATACCAAACAAGGTAATAGTGAACGGTCCTAAATATAAATTGTTCATCAGTATTTCCTAAGTAAAATCAAACAAACTATCAAATGTAGTTTTGTCCTCTGCTTTTGTTAAGTCCCAATTCATAACACCCAACAAGTTTTCAATCTTCTTTGTAATAATACCTTCTTCCATTGTGTCAGTATCAAATGGAAGTTCTTTGTACCATTCTGGCAAACGAGTTTCATCTGTGGGATAACCAATACTAGTAAAGCCCAACGGATTTGGTTTTAGTTTGCACACAATGGTCTTCATACCATCCATGATTTCCATGCTGTAACGGTCACCATTCATTCTACGCATTCTATTGTAGTTGATAGCCGCTCTAACGTGACCTGGCATGTTTGCTTTGCCTTTGTATACTTCATCTCCTGTTTTAGGATCTAACATATATTCACTGTTGTAGTAGTGTGTAAGTTTGTTCACACGTTTGGGTGTACCTTTGAGCCAAGCTGGCATGTTTCTAAACTCACTACGAAACTCGATAATGCGTTCAATAATCTCTTCTTCGCTTGTACCTGTTAGTGTTTTGAGTAACAGTTCATTCAAGAAGTCTTGCATAAACGCAGGAGTGTCTGACCTTTTGAGGTCCAGGCCCATTGCTTTGATCTTGCCTGGCTTATCATCTTTATCTTCTCTGTGACCTTCATTGTCATACACTAGGATTGCATAGCGTTTCTTTGTGATGTATATACCAGCAGTTGCACTAACTTCACGTGCCGCTGCAATAATTTCACCTTGCTTGCGATCCAATACGTTGTGCGCTCTAGCCATGTAATCAGGGAATGTCTCATTGGCTTGTTCACACACAGTTTCATACAGTTCAGTGACTTTGTCTTTGTCCCAAGCAAACTCACCGCTTTCAATTTGTTCTCGAAAAATAGGATATGCACTAAAGTACACACTGTCTGTATCACCATAGATAATTGCAGGACCCACATGATTGTATTCGCCTGTAAACAGTTCATTTACTTTGGCGCCCATGTGTCTTGCAATACATCTACCAGTTAGTGTTGTACTTTGTCCCATGCGTGGATCATTGAATCTACTGCCTGGGTTAAGTAACGCACCATACAAACTGTTCAAGTTAATTTTTTTCACCAACTGCCTTTTGTCCCAATAAGCAGTTTCTTCAATGTTACCTGCCGCTTGATTCTCACGCATGTTCTTTTGCAGTACTTTACGTTCTGCATACCAGCGTTCTAGCAAGCCTGGAATGATGCCTTTTCTACTTTGATCTAGTATTGTACCATTACTAGTAAGCACCCAAGGTTGCCCACTTTCAAAGATAATTTGATACAGTTCAGCACCTGTGCCTTGCAGTTCCTCGCCATTTTCAAAGTCAATATATAGCAGTGTCTCGTCATCTTTAGCAATAACAAGTTCATATTCTCGACAAGCAAATTTGCCTTCCCACGCTTTTGCAACTTCCCATTTGTGTTCTGCTAGCATTGGCACAGTCAGTGTGTGTCTAATTTGACCAACAATAGTTTCTGTACTCATGTTCAAACTGCGCAAAATACTTGGATACAGACTGTTCAAGTCCATACTGCCAATCCATTCATGAAAGCCTTTCTTAGGCGTAGCAACATATGCACCAGCCGCTGTACATGCTTGTGGATAGTGCTTTTGTGTTTTGTCATGTTGCTTGTCAGGAACAATAAGTCCTCTACTGTGTGCTTCGTTGAGAATAGCTTGATCTGTAACAGCAACCGCACCCATGGTTGTTTGCACAAGAACTGTGTTGTCATGTGCAATAACGTTTGCAAGATCAATAAACTGTAGCTTCTTGTCCATACGTACCAGCAAGTCAACGTCTTGTCTGGAGTATTGAATAAACGTTTCAAAGTCGTTGTTGTAAAGCTGATCCAGTGTGCCTTCATATTCTGTTTTGCGTTCGCCAAGTTCATATTCGCCAATAGCATCCAAACTATAACTGTGCATTTCATGATATGTATACTTGCGATACAGTTCCATGTAATCCAAATGCAGTCTACCCACTGTGTCAAATGTTTCTTGTGCTTTGCCATAGCGTTCAAACTCTCGTCTGTTGGGATATTTGCCCCACAAACAAAAACGTCTTGTGTGTTCTTTGCCAAGAACTCTTGCTATGCGATTCACCAAGTAAGGAATATCAAAGCCTTCACTGTTCCATCCACTCATTACATCTGCATCATCAATCAACTGCAAGAATGTATCCAGCAGTTCATCTTCTGTGTCCATGAGAATAGTATCCTCAAACCTGTCTACAATAAGTTGTGCATCTGCTCGTGTTAGTGTTTTGGGTTTACAAACCAGACAAATAGTTTTGCCAATCCAATCCAAGTGTACACTAACTGCGGTTACTGGATTGAATGGGTCACTAGGATCTGCAAAGCCTTTGTCTTTGTCAAAGTCAACCTCGATATCGAAAAATGCTTGTTGTAGTTTAGGAGTATCCGCTCCCAAATAGTTGTCAGCCAAACATCTAAATACTGGGTTGACATCACTTTCAAACAACCGTTGATTGCTGTACAGTTTCTTTTCTTTTTTGAACTGTTTACCGCTAGTAGTGACCACACGTTGTAGTTTGTCACCAAAGATACTTTCGAAACTGCCGCGACTGTCTTTGTAATAGAACAAGTAACGTGCAGGATATTCCCTGAACTCTCGTCTACCATTTACACGTTCTACAACGTGAATAATATCTTTGTCTCTATCAATGAGTGCGTCTACATACATTAACTAACAAATGCCCTTTCTTGCACAAACGTACCTTGTGTTTTTTTGTTGCCTTCACTGAACCCTAGTGCAGCGAAGTGTTCTTTTAAGTCGTTGTTGAATGCTATACTTCCACATAACATTATACGCTGATATTCAGGATTGTCAATCTTAACTGTTCCGTCTGCCATAAACTTTTGAATGCGTCCTTGCAGTTCAGCAGGTTCTTGTGTAACTGTGCTGATATACTCAATGGGCATTTCGTTGAGAAAGTCTCTGTAGCAGTCTTGTTCTGAATGTGTTCTAGTAGTCCATGTTACAGTGATGTTTTCAAATAAGTCATATGTTTCTGGTTCACGCAACAAACTAATAAAAGGTGCAATACCTGTACCACTAGCCATCATTACCAAATGCCCACCTAATTCCAGATTAGCAAGTATCAGCGTTCCGGTGGGTTTTTCTCCCACTAGTATTTTGTCTCCCACACTCACATGTTGTAGTCGACTGGTTAATGGACCGTCTTGTACTTTGATACTGTAAAACTCCAAGTAGTCGTCATAAGGTCCACTGGTAATACTGTATGCTCTATTAGGTGTATCATCATCAACAGTACTGATCATAACAAACTCGCCCGCAGTAAATCTATAACTGCGAGGTCGTTCGGTTCTTATTCTAAATAGTTTGTCTGTATAATGTTGTACTTCAATGACTGTTAAGTCAAGCATTAATTGTCTCTACCTACTGCTTGAAGTACTTCTTCAACTGCATTAAAACTGTCTTGTACATTAGCAAATTCATTTTTGTATGCAATTCTAATGGCTTTGTTTAGCACTGCTGGTTTCATATCCATTTCTTCTGCAATGGCTTTTACTGTGTCTCTGAGACCTTCTTTGAGTGTTTCTACTTCACCTGTGACTTGAATGCCTTCGCTTACAAGTTGTTTAAGTTTATTAATTTCGCTATCGCTAAAGCTGCGTATTGGCATACGTTTCTCCTTTTGTATTTGTTACATACTATATTAATTATTCAGAGTTGTCAATGTTTTTTAGATGTTCTTGGATAATTACATCATCGCTGGGTAATTCGTCTTCTGTCCACAGTTGCGGATCGAACACCGCACTGGCTAGCCATAAAGCAACCAGTGTATAAAAAGTTACAATCAGTGCAATAGGAGCAACAATGACACTGACCCACCAGGGTTTGGTTTGTAGCCAGTGTATGAGTTTTTTAATTTTGTTCTTAACACCATCTAGCATGTACTTGCCTATGCTCCATCTGAGCAAGCGCATTACTATTAGTATCGGGCTTGTGATTACGTCAAATAAAATTAAAGCCAGGTCTACAGCTAAATCCACAATGTGATCTATGTTTAGCCATTTACGAAATCTCTGCCACATTTAATCAGTGATTGTAAATTTTAAATTCGGATGATCTGGATAATTTACAACCACTGGTCCTTCGGGACATTGATAATTTATGTGTGCAAGTAAAGTTGCAGTGCCTGGAGGTATCATATCTATGTGTTCTTTGTCTATTGTAAAAGAAAATCCAAACTTGTCTATCTTATCACTTGCAGGTCCTGAAAATTTTGCTATGCTGGGTATTGCCTTGTGTACCATAAACTTGCTGTCTTTTACCTCAAGTGTAAAACCTTCAACACTGCAATCATCTCTGTACTTTTCACGAGCAACAATTACATCAAAAGTTCCGTCAACAGGTGCATCTGTCACACTGAAATGTTCTGGTGCCCAGGCTAAAATTTCTTTTGATTCTAGCTTATCCCACAGTGTGTAGCCGCCACCTATAAGCGCAAGTGTTGCTGTAATAGCACCTATACCTTTGGTTATATTTTCAATATCAAAACTAAACATTTTTCTTCTCTATCTTTTCAATTCTTTTTTCTAATTGGTCAATTTTTGCAGTGATCTTAGGATAGCGTTGGCGCCAGGCATCTTCTGGTTGTTGTAACCATGTCCAGCCCCAACGTTCAACAAGATAGTCCACGCATTTGTCTACTTTGCTGTAAAACCATAAACCAATGCGTGTGCTACTCATGTATGCTACAAATATAGCACCAAACGCACTACCTGCCAGTGCAGTATAAATCCACAATCTGTCTGTGGCCATGCGCTCGATCATTTCCCACATACTATTACTTGCCTTTTTCGCCGTACTTTGATGACTGCTTTAAGTTTTCTTTTTTCTTTTGCGCCCAAGATTTTGCCATTAGTCTTCCTTTTTCCAAATTGTCCATGCGCCGTATGCAATACAGCCTAGTCCAATTATTCCAACAGGCACAACAATCATCGCTACACCTGCGGCTATCAGCACTAGCCCATCCCAGGTAGTGCGTTCTGTTAATCTACTTGTAATCCAATTCATTATTTTATTCCCATTGCGGCAAGTGTAGCTTTTCCTACGATACCATCTGGTACCAAACCTCTACTTTTTTGCCATGCTATTACAGCGGCTTCTGTTCCTGGACCAAAGTCACCATCTGCACTAATACCAAGTGCTTTTTGTACTGCTTTTACAGTTTCACCTTTGCTGCCTTTTTTCACTGTACTGTGTGTAAAAGGTGGTGGGCTCCAACTGCCGCCCAATACTTCTAGTGCATGCTTGTAGTGCTTCTTGCGATCTTCTAGTCCAATAGTTCCGCCATTGATACGTTTGGTCATGCCAACAACATCTTGTTTGTCAGCCCATTTGTTTAGACCATTTGTTTTCCAAAACCAACATGCACTTTCCAATGCACCTTTCTTGGTTTTGAGATATTTGATTGCTTGTTCTGCTGTGTAGCCCAGTGTCTCTCCAAACTTGGTATAGTTGTGTCTACCAGTAAGTTGAATAACTCCTCTACCGCGAAAGCGCCATCCGTCGCCACTGGCTTCGTCACCATTGTCCATGCGGTTTGCATACACTACGTTTGCAATCTTTTCTGGTTGTCTGTGATAGGCATTTGCATCTCTTCCGGCTCTTACAAAGTACTTGGGAAATACAGCATTCAATCCTTTTGCACTGTAGTTCAAGTTCTCTTGTGTAACTCTAAAGTTGTTGCTTTCATGAGCGCACTGTGCTATAAAGCCTGCTACTCTATCAACAGTTGTAATATCATAGTATGGAAGTATCTCTTCCATTGCTTCAAACCACTCTGCGTATTCGCCATTACCTTTTAGCAGTTCTTGCACTTGATCTTCTGTGAATTCAAATTCAAATGTACTCATAATGAATACTCCCTTTTTGTATACGTATTTATTTTACCCACGCTCCAATTCTGCCATGAACATCAGGATCTTGTATATATTCGTAGCCTTTTGGAGGTGTTTCATTCATGCCCTGCCACACAGGAATATATTCGTTGCGACCATGTGGAAAATCGCTGTTGTGACGCAAATGAACTTCTATTAATTTATCACCAATAAATTCACAGTTTATTTTATCATATTTGATTTTTATATAATCTAGTATTGGAGGTAAAGGTATCTGAGTATCTACTCTTACCCAGCGGTCCCACCGTGTAAATGTTCCTGGTGGTTTAAATCCTTGTACTGCTAGTACTTGTTGTCCGTTTAGATAGTCAACACTGATATGATCTCCTTCAAACCACTCACACCAAAAATGACCAGGTGTTAGATAGTCTGTTGTGTCTTGTATATAGTGTTTTTGTGCGTTTAATCCTAGTCCAAATGCGTTTACACAAGGACGCACAATATAGTATCCGGGTGTAGGAACACTGGTTCCTGTTGGACCACATGTATAACCAAGATATCTTGATAGTATTAGTTTATCAAATATCCACAAATCTTCAGGAGCAGTTGTTTGCCAAACTATTTCTTCTGGGTGCATTAATTGAAGCCTTGTTCGACTCCGCTGTCTTCCCAAGCCCACTTACGAGCATCAGTTTCTAGTCCCACAGCATTATCGCACACACATTTGGTACAAACATCATTTATACATTTATCGCAATCTTGTTTATGGCAGTGACACTCGTGTCCACAGGTTTTACATTTTGTGTTAAGTGTAAGTGTCATTGCTTCTCCTTTATGATTTGCGTGTTGTGTTGCTTACGTTTTTAGCTTTACCTCTGCGATTCTTATTCGGATCTTCTCTTCTCTTTTTACGTACAGCGGCAGCAATTGCTTTTTTGCCACCTTTAGCTCTTAAACTTGCAGCTCTACTTTTACTTAGACATTTAGGTTTGCCTTCACCTTTTTTAGCATCGCCACATTTACCAATACGTTCACCTTTGGTGTTGTAACGATCCCAGCCACCACCGCCAGCACCGCCCTTTTTACCTTTACCAAACCAAGCACGTAAATTTTCTTCAATACGTTCAACATTGTCCGCAGCATTAAGTTTATCCATCATTCGCTGAAACTGATTAGCATTCAATTTTTCACTTGATTGATAATTGCGATTTTTGATAAAAATTGCACGAAGTTCAACATACCATCCGTCTTCATCTGCTTGTTTTACTAGTTGATCTGGTGCTTCTGGTTTATATGCCATAACTGATAGTGAAATCATATCATATTTAGGATTATTTTTAACACTATAATCAATATAAATTGGATTATTATGAGTGCGTCCAGTGGATTTTGCATGATCAATGATATCTTCAACATTGTCATCTTTAACAAAATCATAATATGATTCTAATATGATGTCATTAACCAACATTACTTTTTACTCTTGTTGCCCCAGTTCTTAGCACCTACTTTGCGACACTTTACCAGTGCGCCACTTGCATATGCACTGGGCCATACTTTGTAACGACTTTTAACTTTGTAATAGCAAGCGTCTTTTTTGCCTGCTGCTTCATCAAATTGTTCTTCAGTTAAAGGTGTTGATTTGAGCTCATCCAGTCTCATTTCATTGCTCCGTAGATAATATCCATTACCCTTAGGAATCCTTTTTTGGTTCTCATCATTTCAGCTACTTTGGCTTGATTGTCTTCACGCATTTTGTCGAATGCTTGTAAGAAAATACTAGCTGTGGTCATGTCTACTTTCATAGTACCATCTTCGAACTTGACTGGCATTACACTCTTATCAGCTACAATTTTTCTCAGTGTATCAACATTTTCTTTTACTAGAATAAATTGATCTACTTTTTCTTGAAGATCTTGCACAGTAAATCCTTGTGCTTGTAGTGACTCTTGAGTAGCATCTTTTCCGTACAATCCAAATGTTGCACCGTCTAGTGCTGTATTGCCTGCATTTCGAATTTTTTGTGCAAAGCTAGCATTGGGATCTGCACGATAACCACGAGCTGCATCGTATGCTGTCATACCAAGTGCTACTGGCCATGCTAGTTTTCCAAGTGCAGCTTTTCCAAATTTGGCTGCTTTTCCTAATTTTGTTGCTTTGTTTGGCACAGCTTTGATGTTTTGGTTTCCTAAATTAGGATACTTTTGTTTCAATCGAACGATCTTGTCATTGCTTTGTGCTACGCTCATGTTGCTCTTGGCTAGTTTTCGATTTTGTCTATCCAGTTGCTTTTGTGCTTGTCTTGCAGCCTTTTGGTCTTTTTTCAACTGTTGCATAGGTGTAAGTGGCTTTGGAGTTCTGTTTGCTATTTTACCTGTAGCATATGCAGAACCTAAAGCGCCTGCCGCAATAGCAGCATCGTCCCAACCATATGATGACTCATCGTCAGCTTCGTTATATTTTTTCTTCTTTTTCTTCTTGCCGTACTTGCCTTCGTTCATACCAGCATGCATTGCTGCCATGTGTGCTTTATATTTTGCTGTACCTTTTTTGTGTGGACTGTGTCCTTCACGCATTCCTTTGTCACGACGATTCATGATTTGTACTATTTCTTTTTCCAATTCGCTGTGATACTGTTTACTTTCCATATCACCGTGAGTAACACCTAAGTCGCCTAGTTCTCCTTTGAGATAGTCGTGTGCTTCTGCTCTAGCACGAAGTTCATCTACTCCGTTGTCTAGCATTTCATCAAAAATACTAAGAGCGTTTTCAATGAATCCTTCAACTGCTTGGTATTGATCATCACCGCCCCATTCGTTTACGCTTTCTTCCCCCATTGCCTGACGTACCGCAGCATCGATTGCAGCTTTCATCTCTACATCCTTTGGACGCAGTCTCGGACGTGGGCTGCTGGCTGGCGCACTTGACTTTTTAACGTGTACCTGATCAGGTGCTTCTGCATCAGGTGAAAGATCAATTTCAGGTTCAGGACGTAGTCTTGGACGAGGACTTGATTTTCTTGGATCTGTTAAACCTTTGTTTTGTGGATGACTTGGTTGATCCATGTGTCCAGCACGAGGATTGAATTCAAACTCTGCTAGTGCTCTGTCAAACAGTGCATTAGCACGTTGTTCAACACTTGCGTTTAATCTTGCATGAATATTCATTGGATCAGGCATTCCCAAACTGCGTTCACCGCCTTTGAGATAGCTACGGATAGCTGTTGGAAGGCTAGGAGATTTTTTGCCTTTGTCTTGATTTTTACCTCCAGGTCTACCTGGTTCTGAATAAGGATCATCCTTTGGTTTTACTGCTTCTGCTGTGTGTGGTGCTTTGTCTAGTTCTTTCCATTCATCATATGTGAGATACATGTCTGTGTCTCTGTCGTAGTATGCTCCTTCTTGTGGATCATAGTACACTACTTTTCCACTGCGAGTTATCATTGGGCCTTCCATGCCCTGTATTTCATCATAACGATCTCTGTCGATTGGTGGTAAGATTTGATATCCTTCTTCCATGGCTTGTTTCCTAATTGTAGCATAGTAAACTGTTTCCCAGTCTTTACCATATTGTTTTTTCATTGCAGCTTTCATACCGCTGTCATCATATTTTTTCTTTAAACGTGTTTCTTTGGCTTTTTCAGCTTTGGTCATTTCACGCTCTTCAACACTCTCACCGAAACTTTTGTATCTTGCAAGTTTCATAGGATCTGGCATTGGTAAAGGAGTGAATGGACTCAGTGTGTAATCTCTTTGTTTTTTCGTTAAATCAGGTAAACCAAAACGTATTCTCTTGCGTGTTTTCTCTTTGCCTTTGCCGCCTCTGGGTGGTTGAGTAGTTCCGATATCTGTCTTCACACGAGGAGCAGGACCCGGTACAGTAAGTGTACTTGGAGCTCGGGTTGTTACAGGTTTATCTAATACTTTTGGTGCATCTGGAAGTTTCTCTGGATCAGTTACTGGTCCTTTGGGTTGACCAGGAGCGTCTGGATTTACTACTGGTCCTTTGGGTAAAGGAGCATCTGGATCAACAGTTGGTTCTTGTTCTTTACCTGGATCAACTTCTGGTTTTGTTGGAGTAGTTGTTGGTATTTCAACAGGTGTATCTCTCGTAGGAGCATCGGGTGCATCTTGTGGATCTTGAGTTGGCTCAGGCTGCTTTGGTGCAGTTGGTGCTACACTCGGAGCAGGTTCTGGAATCTCCAGAGGTGACTCAGGTCCAGGTAGATCAGGAAGCACAGGAATACCTGGAAACTTGGGCGTTGTTATAGGTTCTGATTTGGGTAATTCTTCTGGTTTAATTTCTGGTTGTGCAAGTGTTGGCGCATCTGTTTGTGCTGATGGTTGAGGTATACCGCCGCCTATTGGTTCTAGGTCTAGCATTTTTTGAGTGTCAGCAACACGCTTTTGTGCATCTGTATAGTAAGGATGTGTTCTTGGATCTACAAATTGTACATCATCTTTATCCGCATTTTTATATTCATCATCTATCATATCTATGAGTGCTTGAGGATCACTTGCTGCAAGTGACTGCATCATTTTATCAGCAATTTCCATTGCTTGACGATCTTCGTCGGAAAGTGTGGCGTCTGCCGCAGTCGTTGGGTTGCCAAAAATCATCATCGCAGCTCCGCCAACAACTCTACCAGCTAAACCTAACAGTTTTGACCAGCCTGAAGGTTTAATTTTGCCTTTGACTTTGCCTGCGCCGCCACTGCCAGTGGCTAATTTTACATTATCGTTAGCAGTTTTGAATACATCTGGATTGTTCGTAAAGAACTGTTGCATGAACTGCGTCATTTTTGGACCGCGGAATTGAGGATTATTTTTTTGAAACAACTCGATTACATTGCTGGCTTGTTTTGGAGTAGCACCTTGTTTCTTTGCCATATCAAAGAATTCAGTACCCAAAACAACAGGACTTTTACCTCCCACAACTGAACCCGACACTTTTAGTGCAGGGTTTGCTTCAAATAAATCCTCTAAACGCATTTAGATTTCCTCTTCTTCAATTCCAGGTTCGTGGAATGCACCACTTCTCATCGTACCACTTGAAACTAATTTACCGTCTGCATTGTATACTTCATATGGTTCGCCGTCCATTTCGTCAGCATACTCGTCAACTATACGCATTGCATCTTCTAGTGTATAGTCGTAATATTCAAACTTTTGATCTCCAACATATATTATCATGCCTTCTTCTTGGGCTTCTTCAAGTCTTTCCATTGCACTTTCGGGCATGTCGTCTACTACAGTAACTTCTGGATAGTCGTTGACTGCTAGATATTCCATATAATGCTTTACTGCGCCCAAGTAGTCACTGGCTTTTGTAATTTTAGCTTGTACCCAAGGTTCTAAGTTGTCTGTATCACCAATCATACCGTGTAGTTCAATTGCATACTTGCTGAGTCTATACAGTTGACTTTTGGCCATCCATCCATCTTCGTCAGTTGCATCTAGTACACCTTCCATTAGTTCGCTGGTGTATACAACTGGTTCTGTGCCTTCTTGTAGTTCAGGCATGTGTTTTTTCTTCCAAAGTTTTGCCAGGTCAATGTCTTCAAACACTTTGCGTTCTACTCCATTGACATCTAACACTTTGTACTCTCTGCCTTCTTTTACCACACGTGGTTTGGCAACTTCTTTTACTGTGCTTATTTTTTCCAATCTCATGGGTTTCTCCGGATCATTGTATTGGTCACTTGATCATTTAACTGTTGCTCGTCAGCATCAGCTTTTGTTTTTTTACCAGCAAAGATTGAATCTTTTTTACGTCTTTGCATTTTACCCAAGGGCTGTGCAACTGTTGCAATAGACCCTGCAGTGGTTGTTTCTCTTATGATCTCATGTACCTTCATATACTTATTTATGTAATTTTAAAAGTGATAAGTATTTTTGCTAATGAGGTTACAATGAAAATAGCTGTAATGCTGACGGGTCTCGTCATTGATAAAACAGAGACACTTCCGTATATAAAACAAATGTTTGACATGTTTGCAGAAAGAAACAATCTGCAAATAGATTACTACTGTCATTTTTGGTCACCTGAGGATCTTTATCCCTATACTATAGATTATCATAAAACACGTATATGTGTTCCGTGGGAAAATGCTGGTAGTATTGATTATGCTCTCAGCATATTCAAACCCAAGTATCATAGAATCAATCCTTTTAAAAATTTGTATTGGAATTTTGTAGACTATTATGATCATATAGCACACGATGATTGGACAAAAAGTAGTGCAGAATTAGTTAAACATAATATTGCTAATAAAGAATTACATGCTGATTGGTTTTTGAACAATTGCGATAATCCACAAGATGGATTTGACAAATGGTGGCACTATCATGTGTGGTGGTGTAGATATGTACACACAGCTTCTCAAGCATATTCTACGGCTCAAAGTTGTGAAATGGTCCATCATGCCAATATGAATTATGCAGCTTGTATCAAATGGAGATACGATGTAATAGCAGACTTAGTAACGCACAACGATAAGATTATGAATGCAATTAAACAATGTGCAAATCAACAAGCATTTTATACAGAACTAGCATGGGAAGGTTTAGAATGGCAGCAAGACTTGCCATATGATATAAACACTGCTAATCCTGATGCACTTGTGAGTTTACATGATGGATGGTGGATATGTTCACTTTCCACTGTAGAAAAACTAAACAAAACATTTTTTCATGATTATATCACTGATATGAAAACACCGCCAGGTGGGCAACACACACATTTCTTTAAAAGTATAAAAAATATCAACACACCAATTCATTTAACTGACAGAATTCAAAGTAATATTATACGTTTTCCTGAAACTATTCCTAATAATTTTAATATTAGACCTCAAGATCATTTTGATCACTTGTACGCTAGAAATTTTCAAACTAAAAAACACAGTAGTATGAAAGATAGTTTAGAAAATTTCAATAAACGTAGTCAATATTATACTGTTGGAAAATTTAATTTTTATTAATTACTAGGTTTATAAGGATTTTCTATTTCATACTTTTCATGTTGTTGTGCTATGTGTTCCCAAGACAAATCTTCTAACTTTTCAGGATATCTAATCAATTTACAATCCCAAGGCATAGGCCAAGTAACACTAAAACTGAGCATATTTGTTTTGCTGTACATAGCCATTTTGTTCCATATCCAATGAGGATGATGATAAAATTCACTTACTTCTAGTTCGTACCATAATTGTTTATGAATTGTAGCAAGATTTAGACAATATTCGTCTATATTTGAATTAAATTTGTACCAAACATCTGGCTTGCTTATGAATGCAAAATCTGCAAACAGAGGAATACCGCTTTCTATATATAACCAAGGAGTAAATACTTTGTCATTGAATATTGGATTTCGATATATGTTTTCAAATGCTTTTTTCCAATAATTAATTTCCATGTTTTTAAATGCAACATCGCTTCTGGTTCTGATAACAATATCGTAATGATCTAAATTACCAACCATGTTAGTTATTTTTTGTGAACAAAGAAATTGACCCCATATATTTTTTGAATATTTACTAATATATTTTTTCTCTAATCTGAATAGATTTGATTGCTGACGTTCCTCAGGAACAAAATCCCAATTATCTAACTTTGAATTTTGATCTTGTACTCGATCAATAAAGTTATCAATTGTTTTTTCAAAACTTTGTGTGTGATATCTGACAGGATTGTATGTGTTTTCAATACGTGATTGTAAATTTGGATCACCGTCATCCCAAAAATAACAGAAGTAATCTACGTCCAATCCGCAGTCTTTGGGAAATACATGATTTTTAAACCAATGGGCACCTTGTTCAAGATTTCTTGGTTGCCCAGTTAATAGTACTGCTATTTTCATTTTAACCTATGTGTTTTTATGAAGTATATATTATTTAATAACAAGTGTCAATTATTTTATTTCATTACCATTGGTATCATACTTGTTAAGTATAGTAATTAAACTTGGATCAAAAACAACAAAGTTTTGAGATTGATCACGCCCAGGTCCTTTATACTTTCTATCACCTACGAAATATATTGCTTGGATACCTTGGTCTTCTAAATATTTTGTGGCTTGTTCGCTTTCCATTGGTCCGGATATTCCACCTGATCCATAAGATGCTCTCAGATAATGATAATAATATCTTGCTTCTGTTCCTTTAGAACCATCATAGTCAATCGTACTTAAAACATCTTGAATAAACTTTGGTTGTTGTGAAAACGGACGGTCCCATCTTAAAATCTTATTTGTGTCAATATTAACTTTTATTTTATACAGTGTTGCAGTATCGCTGTTGCTTAACTTTTGATAGAATTTACCTACTTCAGGATTTTTTGAAATATATATACCAGATCCAAACGCTGCTCCGCCTTCGCCGGAATGCGCTTTGGTTCTTAAAAAGTTATCAAAGTTGGCACCAGAGCCGTGGTATGCAATAAATGAGCCAGTTTGTTCAGTTAAATTAATGTTAAACAGTTCTTGTAGTCTCATTTCTTTTTACCCGATTTCATATTAGCACACCAGTGATACATTTTTTGTTTCTCACCACTGCTATTTTTTGCTTTGCGTCTTAGTTCACTAACACTACCATCACAACTAGCACCTGAACGTTTTACACGCCCTGGTCTGCTTTTACCTTTTACTTTACCATCAGCAAAGTTTTCTTCTAACCTTATTTCATTAAACAACTCTTTATACCAGTTAACCAATTTGTCGTATCTGTTCCTAGGCTTTGATTTGGGTTGTTGTTGAGTATTTTGTTTTGGTTGCTGTGGTTTGTTTTGACCGCCCCAGTTTATTTTGTGTAGCAAAGTACCTGGTGTGTTTTCAACAGGAAACTCTTTGTTAGTGGTGCGAAAGTTCTTTTTACGCATCACAGTTTTGGCAATCATTTCTAGTTCTTTGCCATTCCAACGCAACACAAACGGAATATTAATGTCTGTTTCTAAATCTTTCATTACGGCTTCGGTGTCTGGACCCATTTGCGCAATTGGCTTGCCCCAAGTGCGTATTTCTTTGCTGAACAGTTGTGCTAGTTCTTTTACTGTAATAGGTTCACCGTTGCGCTTGTCATTGGCTCTGTCTAAAAAATGTTTGGTAAACTCTACATCGATTCCCACTTGTGCAAATGCACGATCAACCACACGTTCTAGTGCATTTAATTCTCCTGCAGTTACATCCTCAGATACATTGTAACGGTCTTTGTACAAATTCATTAACGCTCTAGGATCGTATCCAAAACTTTTGGCAATACTAAATGCATAACTGCCTAAACTTTGTTTGTCACCTTTGCTCTGTACTAGTTTGTGCATAGCTGCCAGCATGGCATCCAAAAACATACGTTGTTTTCTATCATCTATGTCTTCGTTAAATGCTCGATCAGCGGCTGCTTTGGCACTTGCACCGTCTGGGTGTTTTGGATTAATGCCTACTGGTTCACCGTTAATTAGATCACTGATATTACTTGCTTTACCTATTTTGTCCAACAGCTGATGCAGTGGATCTAGAGGATCATATGCACGTTCATAGTCAGGTTTGCCTCTAACTTCTGTGCGATTTCCTGACTTTGTATCTACAATGTGCAGTACATCCATCTCTTTGCCACGTTCTAATCGTAACTTATAACCTTCTAAAAATATTTCAGACCCTTCATTCAGATAAGGCAAACTAAACCAATGCTTAAACCATTCAGGAGATCCTATTTCCAAGCCCTTTTTTCTTTCTAAGCGTCTGCGTTCTGTGCCAGTGACACTGATATTTTCTGCTAAACCCAAGTTAAACAATTTGTTTGGTGTACTGTTTTTTGCAGCTTTTGCATGCAACGGCTGTGGTTTTCCACCTTTGTTCATAGGGAATAGTTTAGCAGCTTGACGTTCAGTTTCGCCTGGCTTGACATCCACAGTGGTATTCTGTTTGGTAATTTTGCCTACACCTGCTTCTGTTAGTTCATTGATTTTCATCTTGTTACCATTGTCAATAGTTGCAGTATAGCTTCGCTGTTTATGGTTTGTCTACCACTGGTCAAACTTTGAACACCACGACGCATTTTGTCTGCATCTTGAGGAGTGATGTATTGTCTGCTTTCAAATTCTTGTATGTTGTCAAATATTTTGTTAACATCAACTGGCAATGGTTCTTGTTCAGCTTCTTGTTGTATGTTACGACTGCGAGCTCCGCCTTTGGCACGTATTGCTTGTAGGTCATCCAATGCTTGTATAAGTGCAGCAATTTTAGTTGGTAATACTCGATTGCGATTTAGTTCATAATCTGCATTTCTAAAGCCTTGTGTGCTTTGTTGCATTTGTTTGAGCATGTTAGTAGTTTGATCAATCACATTCTTCATCAAACTATCGATATTCATAGTGCCATAGCCTGGCACTGCAACTGTGCTTTTCATTGGCTCATCTTTGTTGAAGTCAGTAAGTTCTTCATTAGCTTTTTTATGTCCAGCACAATGGGCCTTTTGACTGAAACCTCGTGGGTTGTCACAGTCAATACTACGCTTGTATTTCTCGCTCCACTTTTCGTCTACTTGATTAATCTTCATGTTCTTCTATTTCCACTACCAAGTTGCTGTCTCCAGCCATTATTCTATGATATGTTTCTTTGGGTATGTGGAGGACATCACCTTGTTGTAATTTTTGTGGCAATTGGTTGTCCATTTGAAATCTCCAACCTGTGCCCTCCAATACTTTAACTGTTCTTGTTTGCCTATCTCTGTGCCAAACTAATTCTTCTCCGTCTACAGAACTTTCAAAAGTTCTGGTTCTTTTCCTACCCTGTACAATTTCTGTATAAGGAGTTACCACCACTGGCCTCCTTTAACGCCTAAACTTTTGTAACGTGGAGTTCTGCAACTCCAGTATCTTGCAGTTGTTTTATCATTTGCCTGTTTACATTTGTGTCTTGCTACAAAACTTTTGACTCTACCTGGGTCTTTGGCCTTTACACTTAGTCCAGTTGTGTCTCCCCAACTGATCTTTTTTACTCTGCCTGTTTTTGGATTTTTTACATATACATAAAACTTTTTGCTGCCGCCTCTTTTAGGTGAATTGAGTTTTACTTTTTTGCCATTGTATTCTGCTTCATCCATCTGGTCTTCTTCATCACTACTATGACCTAAATGCTTGTGTACGAGTTTATCTAGTTCTTTGTGAAATTCGTCAACTTCTTCGTCACTCATATCTTCCATAAACGGAACATCTAGTGGAACAACTTCGTCATTCAAACGCACCAATTCGCCAATATCTGTTTCGAGAAGTTCTTCGTCTTCCCAATCCAACTCCAGCAAACCTTGACTGTGCATGTCTCTAACTGTGCGATAAAATTCTCTGAATGCAGTACTTCCTGGACGGAAAATACATTCTCTAAACGGTACACCTCTGGCTACATGTTCTTCGATAGCCTGTTGCACCGGAGTCTTTGTTTCAATAAATTCGTTAATCTTCATAAGAACACCCTTGGTAATACTTTATAGTATTTAGCCAAGGGTGTAAGTTTAAGAAAAGATGTTAGCCGTCGCCTTCAATATCGTCAGCACCGTCCAGAGTATCGTCTGCTGTGCCAAGAATTGCGTCAACACCTGCGCCAATACCTGTACCAGCTTCTTCAATTGCTACATAATCGCCAGCGCCTGTGAAGTCCCAACCTGTAACAGTACCGTTATCAAGTGTTACTTTACGTCCTGAGATTTTTGTGACTTGACGAGCTGTGCCGTTATCATCAACAACAATTGACATTTCACCTTCTAGCAAATCAGCACTTGCTTTATCTACTAGATAACAAGTACCTGTATCTGTGCCGCCTGCGTTTGAAACTTTGAAACGCTTTGAACCAGTTTGCTTTACAATGTAACCTGGTGTTGAGCCAGAGCCTGCATTAAACTGAACTTTGATTTCGTTACCGCCTGCTGTAGGTGCTCCGAAATATCTTTTATTAAGTGGTCTTCCCATTTGTTTTCTCCTTAAAAGAAGTCCTATGCGAGTTCTAGTCGCTACGGGGTGGGAACCCCATAAGTCCTCTCATGAGTACTATCGGACACTAGTATTTAGTGCTGATTGTGTGCTAATTGAAGATAGTGTTTGTAGAGCTGTGCGCTAGCCAAGTTCTTGTGTTTGGCTTCTACCATGATATCAAAATCATCCCAAAAACTCAATGCCCAATTGTTACAGGCATAATTCCAGCACATATCGCTGTGTGCTCTTAGTTTAGCTTTTTTGTATCCTTGCTGTAAGAGATCTTCCATGGACGGCCTTGTGTCGTGTCTATGTTCTGTGATATAAGTTTCCTTAGATATGCTATAATGCATACTAGGGCGAACACCACGCCAGCTATCACGAATTCTCTTAACCCTGTCATCATCAGGTTCAATATATTCTCCAGTTTTAACCCAATGGTGATGTATGTCGATCACCAATGCTACATGTTTTTCAAGCTCTAGGCTTGCGTCGAGTCCCCAGGAGTTTTCGTCGTTTTCGATAGTAATACAGTTTCGTGCTTCTGGAGACAATCTTGGAAGGATGTCTTTGATGCCTTGCGGACCTTGTCTACCTGAGATGTGGACGTTACATTTGAAGTCTTGCCAAGTTTTACCGTAGCCCATGTATCTGATGATATCCGCATGATATTCAAACTCCTCTATACTTCTATTTACAATATCAGGGCTATCACTTGCAAGAACAGTAAACTGGCCAGGATGCATAGACATGCGAACATCAAGCTCACGTGCAGCTTGACCCACTCTTGCATAGAGTTGTTCGGCTCTTTGTCTGACATCAGGCTTGCGCCAATAATAACTCCAGTCCCGCTGAGTATAAGCAGGAAGCTGATTTGACCCAAGGCGGACCATTCGTAATTCATGAGGTAATCCTCCAACATATTCTACAAGACGCAGTGCAGCCTTACCATTGTGTTCCATAATATCCCACAGGCGTTGTTCTGCTACTTCTTGTGTTTGATTGTTAAGCCATGTAATAGTTGTGGCTTTTTCGTTCAACGGACGCTGTAGTTCTTCTAGTATCTTCTTGGGCTGATTTTGATCAGGATGCATGTACTTGCATGCAAATCCAATTCGTCTAGTCATATTACGCTCCGTCATATAATTTCACTTTATACACTATAGCGTATATTATTCAAGATGTCAAGAAAATTTACTGATGTTTAAACTGTAGTAGTCTAACAAACGTTGATCGTTTATTTGAGGCATTTTTCTGTAGTTTTCAGGAAGGTCATCATAAGGTCTCATAGCTGGATGTGTTTTTTCGTTTACACTCATGTTAAGACCATAACGATATCCCTGGCCCATCATTTCCTGTATCCACTCATTGTGTGCTTGTCTAGCATATGATTGTTGTAGTACATCTCTAGCACCTTCGTCCATGGTTATGTCTGCTTCGAATGGATGTCCGAAGTCTGCGTCTGCACGATACACATTACTGGTTTCAATTTCAAAGTCATGCTCAGTAACTCTCATATATCCAACAACAATACGTTCAGCTTCATCTGCGGTAAGATGTCTTGATAGCGGAATACGATATATGTAATCTTCTGCTTGTGCTGCTAACATAAATTCAGCAGTTTCATCATCTCCTGCAACAACACCTTCTGGTGCTAGCATTACCACAGTGAAGAACCAACGCTGACAGCGTTGG